CAGCCTATCGGCCCGTTATACGAAAGCTCTGGCTCGCGCTATGGCGTACACCAAGCAGGTTAAAGCCGCTTACATCCTGAACAAAGGTTTCACCGGCGCTGGCAACCCCACCTACGGTGACGGCCAGACCCTGTTCTCAACGGCTCACCCGCTGGTTTCTGGTGGTGTCAACTCCAACCGTCCCTCCGTGGGCGCTGACCTGAACGAGACTTCCTTGGAAGCCGCCGTCATTCAGATCGCTGCATGGACGGACGAGCGTGGTCTGTTGATCGCCGCCAAGCCCCGCAAGCTGATCGTTCCCCCGTCGCTCCAGTTCGTGGCCACCCGCCTGCTCGAAACCGAGCTGCGCGTAGCAACGGCTGATAACGACATCAACGCCATCAAGAACAACGGCTCAATCCCCGAAGGCTACACCGTGAACCACTATCTGACGGACACCAACGCATGGTTCCTGACGACAGACGTTCCCAACGGTCTGAAGCACTTCGTGCGTATGCCGCTGAATCAGTCGATGGATGGTGACTTCGATACAGGGAATGTAAGATATAAAAGTCGCGAGCGCTATTCGTTTGGAGTGTCTGATCCTCTCGGGATCTGGGGCAGCCCAGGCGCCAACTAAAAAGCCTTATAAAACAAGGCTTTACACGAACCCCCGGCTCACAAGGTCGGGGGTTTTTTATTGCCGGTGTTCCGTTGGTACATTACGACTCACGGGCTTTATAACGCGTAATTATGTAGTCGTACATTTTTATTGCAATTCTCCGTCCATAGTGTTACAGTATCTCCAGACATTCAAAAGGAGATCGACATGTTTTATGTGTACGTTTACAAAGACCCGCGCCCAACAAAGAATCAGCAGGTTGTTTATGTTGGCAAAGGAACTGGAGACCGTGCTTGGTATCACTGGAACAAACGAGTGCGCCATAACAAAGGATTCGGTGCTTTCTTGGCTTTATTGCGCCGAGAGGGTTTGGAACCGATTATTGAGATTGTCAAAGACGGGCTAGATGAGGCCGAGGCCTTTTATGAAGAGATGCGTCTGATCGCTACATATGGGCGGCGTGACCTTAATACGGGTACTTTATTTAATTTGACTGACGGTGGGGAAGGGTTCTCCGGTGCGGTGCGGACAGAAGAGTGGAAAGAAAATATTAGTAAAAGCTTGTTAACCGAAGAACAGGTGTCTCGTAATGCAATTGCCGCCCGCGAGCGCTGGGCTAACCCAGAATACAAAGCTAAGACAACCGCAGCTATCCGTGAAGCCTTAAAGAACCCAGAAGTCATCGCCCGCAGGGAAGCCGGTAAGGCAGCATTTATTCCAGCAAGATGTGGCAAGACCCAGACTACGCCGAAAAGGTTACAGAAGCGCAGAAAGCGGTTCAGGGCACGGCAGAGTCTCGTGCGAAGAAGTCTAAGAACAGCAAGAAACTCTGGCAGGAAAAGGGCGAGAAGATTGCATCTAGCATAAAAGCGGCAAGAAACACAGAAGAATCCAAGGCCAAGACCAGCGAACAGGCCAAAGCCCAGTGGGCAGACCCAGAATACGCCGCCAAGCAGACTGCCAACAACAAAGAGATCGCCAACCGCGAGGAAGTAAAAGCAGCCAAACGCGCTGCGGCAAAAGCGCTTTGGGCCGACCCTGTATGGAAAGCAAAAATGCTTGCCGCTCGGCGCAAGACTCCTTGACACTCCTTCCAAACAAGCGTAAAAAGGAGTCATTCCAAGATCCCCACCCATGCAGACTGGCTTGGCAGACTTAGTAGAGACGGCATGGGGAAGTGCTACTACACGAAAGGCTTATCATGGCTCGCACTCGATTTTCTGGCCCAGTTGCATCTGACAACGGTTTTGAAGGCAACGTAACTGGCTTTGTGACCCCTCCTTCAGTGACCTTGCTGACCCTTCCCACCAATGCTGACTATGACAATGGCACGATGATTTTTGTGTCTGATGCCAATGGCGGCGCAGGCACGATTGCTTTTAATGACGGTGCCGACTGGATTGACATTAAAACCGGCTTGGCTGTTGTTTAATTAGGAGGCTGCGATGATGCAGACCGATGTTAAATCAACGGCAATAGCGGCTGCCGCAACCAATGCGGCGGTGTTTGCTGGACGCGCTCGTGTTAAAGGACTGCTTGTTTCTGTTCCTGTTGCGGGCGGCACCATGACGTTACAAAACGGCTCTGGCGGCACAGTGGTGTTTAGCTTTGTTGCCCCCGCAGTTGCTGCCGCAGTCAATGTGGTGGTGCCGGGTGAAGGCATTTTGTGCGAAAACGGCATCTACGCCACCACGCCTGCCGGTATGACGGCCACGGTGTTTTATGGCTAAGAATCCCTCCCTGTCGATCAAGCGCGGTGAAAAGCTGCCAGTGTCGCAGGGAGCAGGATTGACCGCCAAAGGTCGTGCCAAAATGAACCGTGAAACTGGTTCTAACCTAAAAGCTCCGGCTCCCAATCCTAAGACCAAAAAGGATGCGGCTCGTAAGAAGTCGTTTTGTTCCCGCATGGCAGCGGTTAAGGGTCCGATGAAAGATGAAAAAGGTAGGCCGACTCGGAAGGCGGCAAGTCTTAAGCGATGGGGATGCTAAATGGAAATGATGTTATGGAACATGGCCTTGACGGTGATTGTGGGAATCATGGGCTACGTCATTAAAGAAAAGTTTGAAGAACTAAGCCGCCTTAGCATCCTATTGAACAGGACTAGGGAAGAGGTGGCGCGTGATCACATTACACGGGCAGAAGTCAAAGCAGATCTTCAAGCAATACGCCAACATTTTGATGACGGCTTTCAGCGTTTAGAGCATAAAATTGACAAGTTAGCAGCACAAAATAAGGGGTAAGTGATGAAAAAGGTAAAGCGTTACGCAGAAGGTGGTTACGAAGACACCGATGACTACAAGAATCTAGTCTCCGCCGGTGAGCGTGAAGACGTAGAGGCCATTGGTGACAAGTTTGCCAAGACCATGCCCAAGGAAGAGCCGAAGACTGAGATGGCCAAGCCATTACAAAAAGCCTCTTTTAAAGGTGAGAAAACGTTTGAGTGGATGGGCAAGAAGTACACCACAGAGCTGGCTTCTGAGAAGAAACAGGCGCCCAAGCAAGTTGCGGCGCCAAAATCCCGTCCGTTTGCTGAACGGCAAGAGGCAGCAGGTAAGAAAATGCAAGGTGCTTATCGTGGCGCGGTTGAAAACATCAAGCAAGGTGCTCGTTCCATGATGGGCTTTAAGTCTGGCGGCAAAGTTACTCGCGGTGACGGTATTGCCCAGCGCGGCAAGACCAAAGGACGGATGGTGTAATCATGGATCAGATCAAAGACTCTTCCCGCACCAAGATGCTGAAAGAGGCGCCCACCGATGAGGACATGGGGCCAATCAAGCGCGTGCTCAAAAAAGGCATGGTCAAGGGCAGTGAATTGCTGGATCGTATGGGCCTGACGCAAGAAAGCCAGTACGAGAACAAGACCAAAGAAGAGATGGCCGTCAAGAAGGCCAAGGGCGGCGCTATTCGTGGCTACAAAAAGGGCGGCAAGATTGACGGCTGCGCTCAACGCGGCAAGACAAAAGGACGCATCGTATGAAAAAAGCTACTGGCCAAAAGAAAGTTGCCAAAGTCATGCGTGAATTCAAAGAGGGCGCGTTGCACTCTGGAAAAAAAGGCAAGGTTGTAAAGAACCCTAAGCAAGCAATTGCTATTGCATTGTCTGAAGCTGGCATGTCCAAACCCAAGAAAGGGAAAGCAAAATGAAAGAGTCCAAAGAAATGATGAAGAAAGAAATTTCTTTCATGAAGAAAAAAGGCGCCCCCAAGTCCATGATTAAGCATGAGATGGCCGAGGCAAAAGGTTACAAAAAAGGCGGCAAGGTTGATGGCTGCGCTACCAAAGGCAAGACCAAGGGCAAGATGGTCAAAATGGCCAAGGGCGGGAAGTGCTAAATGCGTGCGTCACTCGGGATGGGAGCGATTGCCCGTGAAAAGATCCCAAAAGCCAAAAAGATTCAGCGCAAGGACGACCCCGATGTCGTTGAAGTCTATGCTAAAGGCGGCCCTGTTAAGGGTCTTTGGAATAACATCCATGCCAAACGCGCCAGAATCAAAGCCGGAAGCGGAGAAAAAATGCGTAAACCCGGTACGAAGGGTGCGCCGACCGCCAAAGCCTTGCGTGAAAGCAAAAGCAAAAAAGGGTAAACCAAGTGCGCGGCCAACTAAAGTTTCCCGTGTACAACCAAAAGACTGACGGCAATGTCTTTCATTGGATATTAGAATCATCACAAGATTTTCGGCAGTCCAGAGCACGTGAGCGGTATGTAAAATTGGAAGAGCTGGCCAATACGCACAAGGCGATGGAAGAGGAAATGAAAGCAAAGGTCAAAAAATGACTACCTCCGGATCAACTGCGTTCGACTTAGATTTCACCGAGCTGGCCGAAGAGGCTTGGGAGCGGGCTGGCCGTGAGATGCGTTCTGGCTACGACCTGCGTACTGCACGCCGGTCCATGAACCTGTTGATGATTGAGTGGCAAAACCGTGGCCTTAATCTGTTTACGATTGAGCAAGGACAGATCCAACTAAATCAAGGTCAGGCCACTTACGATCTGCCATTAGACACGATTGACCTGCTGGAACATGTAGTGCGGACTGGTACCGGCCAGAACCAGCAAGACCTCTCGATTTCCCGTATTAGTGTTTCTACTTATGCCACGATCCCAAGCAAAAACGCTCAGGGACGCCCAATTCAGGTGTGGGTGCAACGGCTAACTGGACAGACTTATCCATTAACCAGTGGATACGAGCCGGGAGAGACGGTCAACCCCAAAGTGACAGTGTGGCCTACGCCCAACCAAGACAACTTTTACACGCTGGTCTATTGGCGTATGCGCCGGATTCAGGACGCCGGTAATGGTATTCAGACGCCCGATGTGAGTTTCCGGTTCTTCCCCTGTTTGGTGGCTGGCTTGGCGTTTTATATCGCCATGAAGACGCCTGAATTGGCTGATCGGGTGCAAATGCTCAAGGCGGACTATGAAGAGCAATTCAACTTGGCTGCTGGCGAGGACCGTGAGAAAGCATCTGTAAGGTTCGTGCCGCGCATGTTTAGGCCGCATTAATCATGGGAAATCGGTTTACCGCTGGCCATAAGGCGATTTCCGACTGTGATCGGTGTGGGCATCGGTTTCCGTTAAAGAAATTGCGAGCGTTGGTGATTCGTACCAAAAACACCAATATCATGGTCTGCCCACAATGCTGGGAACCTGACCACCCGCAGAACATGCAGGGTATGTACCCAGTAGAAGATCCGCAGGCGCTGCGCAATCCACGACCAGACTTGCTGATGTACCCCGGCTCCCCATCCCGTGATATTCAATGGGGTTGGTCTCCAGTTGGGTTTAGTAACCCCCTAAAACTGCCAATTCCTGATAACTTAGAGGCTCAGGGCGGCATTGGCTCTGTCACTGTCACCACTTCATAGGAGTAAAAAATGGACGCAAAGAAAGCAGTACACAAGCATGAGAAGGCCATGCACCCCGGCAAGCCATTGACCAAGTTTGCCAAAGGCGGCAAAACCAACCTTCAAATGAAAGAGCTTGGTCGTGGTTTGGCTAAGGTTGCCAACCAGAAAAAGTCTTCTTTTACCTACAAAAAGTCTGCAAGGAGTCAATAATGGCCAAGTACAGCATGAAATTTAAGGGCAAAGAGGTTGGTCCGGCAGAGGTGTATGCCGAGCCGCACACCATGTCTGGCAAAAAAACAGACATCAATACTTACAGCACCTATACTCCCGGCGCAAAAGTCATGGACACTTTGAACCCGTCTGTTGGCGGCATTAGCAAGGGCAACTACGCCCCCATCAATCCATATGGTGTTGGCGAGATGCGTGGTTATGGCGCCGCTATCAAGGGCCGCAAAATTAGTGGGAAAATGGGCTAATGAACTACGCACAACTGACGACCAACATTCAAGACATCTGCGAAAACGAGTTTTCCGTAGATCAGCTTGCTATGTTCACGCGGCAAGCGGAACAGAAGATTTATGCGTCGGTTGACTTGCCAGCCCAGCGGTTTAATGACACCGGCGTTTTGACGCAAGGCAATAAGTATTTGGCCATGCCAACGGACATGCTATATGTCTACTCGTTGGCGGTGATAGACGGTACGGATTATCACTACTTGCTTAACAAGGACGTGAACTTTATTCGGGAAGCCTATCCTGATCCAAACGCCACTGGGTTACCGCAGCACTATGCGTTTTTTGACCACAACACCATGATTTTGGGTCCAACACCGAATTTGGCGTATACCGTTGAGATTCATTACAGCGCATACCCAGAATCCATTGTAACGGCTGGCACCACTTGGCTTGGCGATGAGTTTGATTCTGCGCTGCTGAACGGCGCACTGATTGAGGCCATTCGCTTCATGAAGGGCGAGCCAGACATTATTCAAAATTACGAGAAGCTGTACTTGCAATCCATTACATTGTTGAAGAACTTGAGCGATGGTAAGTTGCGTCAAGATATGTATCGCAGTGGCCAACCACGGACGAAGGTATCGTAATGGACCTTAAAGCGTTTATGGAAGGCATTAAGGTTGAAACCACACACAATCGTGGTTTTACGCCAGAAGAACTCGCCCAACGGGCTGCGGATAAGATTATTTCGGTTGGAGATCGGGCACACCCTGTGATCCGTGAACAGGCAATAGCTTTCAAAAAACAGATTGCATTGGTGATTACCATGTATCTAAAAGAAGCTGTTGTTCAAGACCGAATTACTATTGCTAACCGTTTGCGAGATGCCGGGTATCCTGATCTCGTACAAATTTTGGAGAAATAAAATGGCGTTCTCAGGAAACTTTATGTGCACTAGCTTTAAGGTGCAAATCTTGGAAGCGGTTCATGACTTCCGTAACGGTACGGGCGACGTATTCAAGCTCGCACTGTATGACAACAACGCTTCTTTTACTGCGGCCACAACTGCATACACGGCTACGGACGAGGTGGCAAACTCTGGCTCTTATACGGCTGGCGGTGGCACGTTGACAAACGTTACCCCAACATCATCCAGCACCACTGCATTTACAGATTTTGCAGACCTATCCTTCACGGCTGCAACGATCACGGCTTATGGTGCGCTGATTTATAACTCCACGCCCACGCACACCTACACCAACCCAGCGGTTTGTGTTTTGGATTTTGGTGGCGCCAAGTCTTCTACCAACGGGACATTTACAATTATTTTCCCCGTGGCGGATGCGTCGTCAGCCATTATCCGAATCGCCTAATTGGGCTGAGATGTGGCTGATGTTGTCGTTGCCCTCGATGGCTGGGGCTCAGTCGTTGGCTGGGGTGAACAGCCTTGGGGGCAAACACTCGCTGTCAACATCCCTGCATCTGGGCAGGTTGGGTCTGTCACAGTCACGGCAGACGCCAATGTCACACTTACTGGCGTTGATGCCACAGCGTTTGTTGGCACGGTTGATGTTACTGGCGCAGCAAATGTTGACGTTACTGGGCTTGAAGCCACGGGCGTTATTGGTACCGTTCAAGTTACTGGTACCGCTGAAGTCAACCTTACTGGTGTTGAAGGCACCGGCCAAATTGGTACCGTTGATGTTACTGGCCAAGCCAATGTTGACGTGTCTGGTCTGGAAGCTACGGCCAGTGTTGGCAGCGTTCTGGTTGAGGGCAGTGCAAACGTATCGGTTATTGGCGTTGAAGCAACAGCAACAGTTGGGTCAGTTCAGGTTACCGGCG